AAGAAAGACAAGCAGGAAAAGATAAAACAAATATAGCTGATGTTGCACCAAGAAAACTTATTCAAGAACCATGCTCTGTTAAATATGTTTACCCTACTTTAGTAATGGGCCGGGAACATTTATGGGAAGGTATTGGTAAGGATGGCTTTCAGTTTATTAATCATATTCCAAAAAGTATAAGAACCGGAGAGCCAAATGATACTAGGATGACAATTAAAGTTAGAAATGAAAGTGATGTGGCTTCAATATTTCAAGTTGCTGGTACTAATCACCCGGATTCTTTAAGAGGTGGTAACCCAAAGTTATTTATATTTAGTGAATGGGCTGAACATGATCCTTATGCTTTAGATGTTATAGAGCCAATATTAAAAGAAAATAATGGAATTGCTATTTTTAATACTACTCCAAAGGGAAATAATCATGCCCGGAGTCTTTTTGAATATGGAAAGACAAATCCGCTATGGTGGGTGCAGACATTAACTTATAAAGATACAAATATATTTACTGATGATCAGTATAAACAAATAGTAGAAGATACTGTTAAAAGATTTGAGGCTGATGGTCGAAGTAGTGAAGAAGCTATTGCTTATTGTGATCAGGAGTATATGTGTTCTTTTAATTCTCCGGTTATTGGTTCTTATTATGGAGCAGCGATTCGAAAAGCTGAGGATGAAGGAAGAGTGACAAATGTTCCTCAAGAACAATCTCTTCCTGTTGATACTCATTGGGATTTAGGAATTGATGATTCAATGACTATTTGGTTTACTCAAGATGTAGGACAAGAAATTCATTTAATAGATTACTATGAAAATAGTGGAGAAGGATTAAGTCATTATGCTTTAAAACTCCAGGAAAAGAAATATTTATATAGAAATCATTTTGCTCCTCACGATATTTCTGTTCGTGAGCTTGGAACAGGCAAATCAAGACTCGAAGTTGCTAAAGGTTTAGGAATCAATTTTCAAGTAGGTAAAAGATTAGAAGTGGATGACGGAATTAATGCCGGGAGAATGATATTTAATCAATGTTGGTTTGATAAGACAAAATGTTATAGAGGTATTCAAGCTTTAAAAAATTATAGAAAATCATGGGATGAAAAGAATAAGGTGTTTAGGCCAACTCCTCTTCATGATTGGGCTTCTCATGGTGCTGATGCTTTTAGAGTCTTTGCAGTTAGTCATGGAATTATAAAAGCGTTTAAAATGCCATCGTCAGTCGGGGGAATTAAGCCATTTTTCCCTGGTATTGGATAAACATTTGCATTAATATAGTTTTATTATTTATTCTTTATATATGGAAGAAACTACAAATACTAGACTTGATCCAGATGTTGATGATTTGGTTTTATATAAACAATCAGGATTTAATTATCGTCAGCGCCGGGAGGAAGCTTGGAGAGAAATTTATTCATTATATCGCGATAAAGTTGTTGTTAATAGACTTACTCAAAGACAATCAGTAAACATTCCTCTAATGAAAATGTTTATTAGAACACTCTTGAAGGATGTTGATGATATGCCGGTACTCTACTTTGAAAATCTTGATAATGATAAAGACAAGGAAGTATTTCAGAATAAATATTGGGAATGGACTGTTGAAGCTAACAAAATGGAGTTAAAGGATGTAGTTGATAAAAAACAGGATTTTCTATATGGTCGTACATTTGATCAGATGCAGATAGTTGATGGTAAAATCCTATTTACGATAGAAGATCCCCAGGATATGTTAGTTGACCGTTATTGCGATCCAACGGATCTTGACACTTCGCGCTTTCTTATTCATACAAATATATTCGTTCCTTTTTCAGTCCTTGAAGCTAATACTGATTATGATCAGAAGAAAGTTGCTGAGTTAAAGAAATGGTATGCAACGGAGCAAGGTTTAATTAGGGCTAAAAACAATGCTGAGATGGCCATAGAGAAGAATAAAAAGATGAATGATATGGGAGTTCCGGATGTTGATAATCCTACACTAGGCGAAACAATAGTCGAGCTTTCAATGTGTTTTGTATATGACACTAAAGAAGGAAGTAAAGAAGAGGAAATATTTTGTAAGGTTGAAGCTGAAGAGCAAGTAATGCTCATGAATAAACCTCAAGAAGAGATAATCGGAGAAACGGCTGATCATTATTGGAGAACTCACTATATTTACAATTCCTGGGCTGATGATCTAGAAATGCAGGACTTTTGGAGTGACGGATTTGGAGATACAATTAAAACTCCTAATAAGGTAGCCAATGTTTGGTTCTCTCAGATGGTTGAAAATAGAACACTTCGAAATTACAACATGAATATATATGATTCGACTAATGAAGGATTTGTTCCTCAAACTTATGAAGCTATTCCTTTTGGATGGTACGGAGTACCGGGTAAACCTGCTGATGTCTATCAAAGACTTCAGATAGATGCACTCGATGATACTCAAAATGACATGAACTTCTTGATTGGTGTTATGGAAAAGGCAACAGGTGCAACTTCAACTCAACAGGGAGTACAGACAGAAAAGAAAGTTACTCTTGGAGAAGTTGAATTAGCTCTTGGCGAAGCTAAACAAAGAATAAAAGGAATTAGTAAATTTTATACAGCAGTATGGAAACAAAGAGGAACTAAGTTCTTAAAGTTGATAGAAGCTGCTCCGGAAAAGTTGGATGCAGTCAAGATATATACAAAGGGTAGAAATACTGATGCTATTTATCCTCGAGAGATAACGACTAAAGATTGGATGACAAAGGCCGGTTATCAGGTTAAAGTATGGAGTCAGGAAGAGAAAAGTGATCAAGATACTAAAGGACTCGAGAAGTTAAGTGTGATTGTTGCCAACATGCCATATAATCCAAAGCTCCGAGAAATATATAATAGAAAGTTGTTAGAGTTTGCTGATCTTAAACCTGAAGAGGTAAATGAAATAATCACAGCAGAAAAAGAAGCACAACAACAACTGTTGACAGCACAGCAAAATGGTATTATGATGAATAATGGAGGCATGGGAGGACAGCCACAAGGCCAAACCCAACCTGTTAATCCAATTAGACCGGCTCTGCCGGGTAAAACACAATGAGTTTAACTGATGACTATCTAAAAAAACACGATCTTAAATACGAAGAATTGACTCCGGATGAAAAGACTACTCTATATGCTTTAGTTGATACAGTACAAGCCGGGCAATTATCTATTGAAAAATTTAAAGACACAATCTCCGCGATGAAGTATGGAGTTGAACAGGCGCTAGTCGATGAGCCGGAATATATTTATATCTTTATATTCAAAGTCTTGAATAGAAAACATGTATTCTTAAAAGCTAGATTAAAAAATTATATGTTACTCGAAGCTTTCCTACACAGTCCGGAGAGAGCTAAACAGGCTCTTGAGAAGGCGCTGGGTGCAGTTAAAAAATAAAAGGATTTGACAGTTAATAGTTTTTCAATATATATTAAACATATGGATAAAGCATCTGTAAATAGGTTATATTCAATTACAAAGAAAGAACTCCGGGAACTAACAAAAGAAGATATTTCATTTTTAAGAGCGAGAAGGTCATATCTTATTGATCGAGAAGTAACTAAATTTGCAAGTGTTCTTGAAGATAAGAAAGAAGTAAAAGAAGAAACTAAAATTAAAGTAACTAAGAAAACCAAATAGACCAAACCTTTTATAAATTAAAAGACGGTAATAATATTATGGCTAATCATGTCAAACCTACAAAGGAAGAGTTAGATAAAAAGATTCAGGACTCCATTGATGAATTAGAAAAAGATGAAAAGAAGGAAACTCCGGATGAAACTCCAAAGGAAGAAAAAAAAGAGGAAGAGGTCATTGAAGAAGCTCCTAAAGATGAAGAGCCAAAGGAAGAAGAACCTAAAGAAGAAAAGAAAGATGAAGAAGTTGTTGAAGAAAAAAAAGATGAAGAAGAAACTCCTGATTATAAAAAGAAATTCAGTGAATCTTCAAAAGAAGCTATTCGACTTGCTAAGAAAAATAAGACAATAAGAAGCGCGGTTGATGAAGCCAGTGCGGTTGCCGATCCAACTGATGAGGAAATGTTAGTTGAATACCCGGAATGGGATTTAATGTCAGATACCGAGAAGAGACTTGCTAAAAAAACTACTAAGAGTGAAAGAAAATTAGATATATTCAATAAGTCAGTGCTTGAAGGAAAAACCATTGATGAATGGAATGAGAAGGTTGATAAATATGTTGGTAATCCAAAGACATTAATTAACTTCCCGGATATGGAAGGAAAAGAAGATTCTTTTAAAGAATATGCTTCAGAACAAACAAGGATGAATATGCCTATGAATGATTTAATTGGATCTTTTCTTTATGAAGAATCTAAAAAGAAAGCTCCTCTTAAAAAAGGAAAGATGTTTGAAAAAGGATCAGGTGGCCCGAATGAAAAAGATAAGAAAAAAACAGGTAAAGTGAGTACAATGGAAGCCGCTAAAATAAAAGAAACTGATTATAAAAGATATCGATTCTTATTACAGAATAACTTGATCGATGAGAGTGATATTGAATAATCATTTGACAACTAATAGATTTTCTATTTATTCTTATTATTAGAAGCTACGCTTCCCAAACCTCGTTAAGAGACGGAGTAAGAAACCTTCATGTTATAATTTCTTTTTTTAAATACTATGGCTACTAGAGGAACTACGATAGCGCAAGGATTTTCTAATAAAGTCATGAGATTTGTATATGACCGAAATCTTATTGATTCAATAGTTAATCGTGACTATCAAGGTGAGATTAATGCGGTTGGTTCTAAGTTAAACATTATGGACTTTGATAAGGTGACTGAAAAAACTTATGCAAATGCTGCCATGACTGCTGATGCACTTTCTGAAAATAGTGGTGCATTAGTAATAAGTGAATACAGAGCTTTTTACTGGAAAGAAAAAGTTCTTGAGAATTGGTTGTCTTATATTAAAGATCCCCATCCATCAATCGTTGAGCAAGTTGCTAACGAAAGAAGCAAAAATATGGATGAGTATGTACTAGGTCTTTATGGTGATATTGGAGCTGGTAACAGAGTTGGTACATCAGTCACAGCCGGAACAGTCGGAGTTGATAATGATGGAGTAGTTACCGGTACAAATTCAGTTTTTACAGCCGGAATGGTTGGTCGCGGCTTCAAAGCTGATGGTCATTCGACTTGGTATAGAGTTAAAACTTATTCAGGAGTAAATACAATCACAATCGAAGATGATAGTGATGATGAAACTTCTGCTTATAGTGGTGGAGTAATTGCCGGATCGTCAACTTATGAGATCGAAGCAGCTACTGCCTTGACTCTAACTCCAGCGAATATCTCAGGATATGTTGGAGATTTGAAGTTAAAACTTGATTTAGCTGAAGCCAATGGGTATACAGCAGTTCCAGCAGAAGGAAGATTTTTGATCGTTCCTCCGGAATTTGAAGATACGCTAACAAACAATGCAACTGGAGTCAGTCTGCATGTTCCTGAAGCGTATACGGATCAAGTTAAAAAAGGTATGATAACTCAGTTTAAAGGTTTCAATATCTATGTATCAAATAGATTAACTGGAGACAACACTGATGGTTATCACATTATCGCCGGACACTCAGGTTGGATGACATTCGCCGAGAAAGTGTTACAAGCGAGAATGGAAGAGGATTTGCCAGGAGACTTTGGAACAGCTTATAAAGATTTGTTCGTCTACGGAGCAAAAGTAAAAGATGCTAGACGACATATGGCTGCTGAGCTTTTTGCAAAGTTTTCCTAAAGAACTTTAAGGTTATAAGTGCTAGGGGGAGTTAGGTTTAAGATCTAGCTCCCCCAGCAAACAAAACTATTATGTCAACATTTGAATTGATAACTCAACTCTCGAAGGCAGATCAGAATGAAATTGTTAGAATTTTAGCTATTACTTCAGCAAAAAGAACAGATAGAGAAGTAGCTTTTTTGGCAGCGAGATTACCTTATCAAACAAATGAAGTCGTTAGATATGGAGAAAATACTACATTGGATGATGAAAGCGCATTGATTTTAGAAGCGGAAGGAAATACTCTACCTACAGGTTATTCAGGTTTTAAGCAGGGTGCTTTTTTCCGAGATCTTGATAAATCCGGTAATAATTTATATATAAATACCGGAACTGAAGATTCAGCAGTATGGTCGCATATAGGAGATCAAGCTATTTCAGCTTCTGATTCTCCATCTCCATCGACAACGAGTTCTGCTTCTCCATCGTTATCAAAATCGTTATCTCCGTCAATATCAGAAAGTGCATCAATTTCATTAAGTCCATCGGTATCAGAAAGTGTTTCAGTTTCGTTATCAGTTTCACCGAGTGTTTCAATAAGCGCTTCTCCATCATTGTCAGTCAGTCCAAGTGTGTCAATCAGCGCGTCACCTTCACTATCAGTCAGTCCGTCATTATCTTCGTCATTATCACCGTCATTGTCAGTCAGTCCGTCATTATCATCTAGTTTGTCAAAGTCAGCTTCGCCTTCATTATCTTCATCGCTTTCTTCTTCATTTTCACCATCATCAAGCACTTCACCAAGTCACAGTATTTCGCCAACTCCATCAGTATCAGTTAGTGCTTCGCCTTCATTGTCATCTAGTTTGTCAGTATCTTTGACTCCTTCAGTTTCAGTCAGTTTGTCAAAATCTCTATCTCCAAGCGCGTCACCTTCAGTTTCACCTAGTAGATCGGTATCTTTGAGTCCATCATTATCTGAGTCGCTATCTCAATCATTATCAGTCAGTCCATCGGTTTCAACCAGTGCATCTGATTCTCCATCGCCATCATTTCCTGATGTTTAATTTCTGATTGACAAGGAATAGGAATGTGTATATATTAGATATATATGCTATCAATTGTTCTTTCTCAAAATAAATTTGCTTTAATTGATGATGAAGATTTTGAAAGGGTAAATAAATATAAGTGGTATTTATCTACTGATAAATATGCAATAAGACAAATAGGTAGAGGTAAATTTATTTATATGCATCGTTTCATAAATAAGACTCCAAAAGGAGTAGATACTGATCATATAAACAGAAATAAACTTGATAATAGAAAATGTAATTTGAGAACTGCTAGTCGTAGTCTAAATACAAGAAATTCATCTTTAAGAAATGATAATACTTCTGGATATAAAGGGGTTGATTTTTATAAAAGAGTAAAAAAATGGCGTGTTAGAATAAGTATTAATAAAAAGAATATAAGCTTGGGTTATTTTAATTTTCTAGAGGATGCAATTTTAGCTAGAAGAAATGGAGAAATATTACTATGGAAATAAAAGGACTTGTTTCAATTATAATTCCGAGCAGAAATGAACCATATCTAGAGAAAACTGTCAGAGATGTATTAAAAAAAGCAGTTGGAAATATTGAAGTAATAGTTTTTCTTGATGGATGGTGGGATAAGGCAGAAAATATAGTTGATGATAAAAGAGTAATTTATATTCATAAAAGTAAGTCAATTGGTATGAGGGGCGGAATAAATTCTTGTGTAGCAATATCTAAGGGTGAATATTTACTTAAAATAGACGCTCATATATTATTTGAAAAAGGATTTGATGAAGTATTAAAAAAATATCATAAGGATAACTGGGTACAAGTTCCTAGACGCTATTCTTTAGATGTTTTTAAATGGGAAATGGAAAAAAGAAATGATGATAAGTATCCTGTTGACTATGCTTACCTCGATAAAGAGTTTCATGGCAGAGAATGGAGAGAAAAGAATAAAGATGAGTCTTTAAAGTATAAACATGTTGATTCTTTGATGTCTAGCCAGGGTTCTTGCTGGTTTATGAAAAAGAGCTACTACCATAGCCTGGAACTCATGGATGAAGAAAATTATGGTACTTTTGCGCGTGAGTTTCAAGAGATTTCGCTGAAATGTTGGCTTTCCGGAGGACAGGTGATGGTTAATAAGAATACTTGGTATGCTCACTGGCATAAGACTGAAAGCCGGGGATATTCCCTTGATCACAAGGAATCTGATAAAGCTACTAAATTTATGGAAAAATGGATGAAAGATAAAGGTTGGCATAAACAAACATTACCTATTGATTGGCTTATTAATAAATTTTCCCCAGTACCAACATGGATCGAGACGACTTAACGATAATATATTATTCGAGTAACAGGGAGAAGCCTGAATTTGAGAATAAAGTGATGGATTCTATAAAGAAGCAAGTTGGTAATACTCAAATTATTTCAGTTACTCATCGCCCTATAAATTTTGGATTTAATATTCCAGTTGGTGATGTGGGTTTATCTGATTATAATATATATCGACAAATGCAGATAGGATGTCAGATGGCTAAAACTAAATATGTATGTACTACTGAAGCGGATTGTTTTTATCCTCCTACCGGTTATTTTGATTTTATCCCTCCGGACACAAGCGCTGCATATCATTACACTAATCTATATATATTATGGAAAGGATCTCATATCTTTAATCAAAAAGCTTTTTCTCTTTGTGGTTTGTTTTCTAATCGTGAGTTTTTGCTTAACAGATTCAATCGATCAATAGATGAAAAGGTTAAGTGGAGGGCTGATTATAAACCGAAGCATCCATTGTTTCATAAGTGGCGCGATTGGACTCCATTTAAAGGCGATATTCCTATTATCAACTGTAAGACCGGGCAGGGAATGAGAAATAAGACCGGAGTCAACACTGAAGGCAGACCTCAAAAGGAATTGCCTTATTGGGGAAAAGCTATTAATATGGAAGAAAGACTATGGAAGATTTAACAGTAATTTACTATACCTCAAATTATCTTGAAGAAAAGAATCCTTATTTCTTGGAGAATACTAAGAAGCAACTTCTCAAAGCAATTGGAAATATTCCTCTTATTACAGTATCTCAGAAGCCGACAATTATCGGAAATAACTGTACTAATATTTGTTTGGGTGATATAGGCAGATCTCATTTAAATATCTACTGGCAGATTCTCCAGGGTTGTAAGGCCGCCAAGACTAAGTGGGTTGCGATGGCTGAAGATGATATTTTATATTCCGAACAACATTTTAATATTTAATATTGGATTAAACCGGAGATATTAAACGGTGATTATTTTCTTTATGATATGAATAAGGTTTCTCTTTTTACCTGGACTCGCCCTCCTATATTTTCTTTCCGTTCAAAGAGAATGGTTGTCAATCAACTGGTTGCTAAAAGAGAAATGTTAATTGATGCTATGGAAGAGCGATTTAAAAAGCTTGAAGAACTTCGAAAGATTTGGCCGGAGAGAAAGATATTAAAATATTGGGGAGATCCGGGAAGATATGAAGTTAGTCTTGGAGTAACAGAAAGGAAAACA